ATCGACCCCGACATCGAAGCCTTGCTCGCCCCCTTCCGTAAAGTGAGAATGGCGTGAGCATAACCAATCTGAGATCAGGCCTTGCCACAAACCTGGCCACCGTCAGCGGTCTGCGAACCGCGTCGGAGATCCCAGACAACCCAAACCCTCCCGTGGCCGTGGTGATGCTGCAAAACATCTCCTACGACGAAGCCTTCGGGAGAGGCACAGCCCGGTACAACTTCACGGTGACCGTGCTGGTGGGAAGAGCATCGGACAGGATCGCACAGCGAAAACTGAACGATTACGCATCGAACGGATCGCAGTCAATCAAGAATGCGATCGAGAGCGATAAGACCCTGAGCGGGACAGCGTTCGACGTTCGGTGCGAGGCGCTGAATAACATCGGTGCTGTATCATTACAAGGAGAAACAACGTACCTCGCCGCCGACTTCCAAGTCACGGTGTACGCGCAAGCATAGGAGATCAAGTTGGCCCGCTACGTAGCTACCGACAATAACATCACAATAAATGGCTCAGATTTCTCTGGCTCAATCGCTGCCGTGACACTGAACACGACAGCCGAGGAAGTCGAGACTTCGAGCTTCGGAAACGACTGGAGATCACGGGTCGCTGGATTGAAGGATGCGAGCATCACGCTCGACTTCCACCAGGACTTCGGGGCCGCCGCAGTCGATGCGACCCTTTGGCCGCTTCTGGGATCCCAAGCCACCGTGGTGGTCAAGGCGACCAGCGACTCGACCGGCACGGGGAACCCTGCGTTCTCCGGAGTTTTCCTGGTCACGGAATACAACCCCTTCGAGAATTCAGTCGGCGACCTCGCCACGCTGAGCGTGACGTGGCCCCTCGCATCTGGATCCGGAATTACCCGAGCAACCTCCTAGTACCTGATAGAGTGAGGCCATGAAGTTCTCACTCCTTATCAAGTACCTCGACGGAACGACCGAGCAAGTCGAAGCGCGGGCGGCAGACATTGTCGCCTTCGAGCAACACTTCGACATGAGCATGTCAGCGCTGGAGAAAAACATGCGCCTGACCCACCTGTTCTTTATTGCCTGGTCGGTGTGCAAGCGCACGGCCACGATCCCGAAAAGCGAAAGCTTTGATGACTGGCTGGCGCGGGTAGATTCAGTCGAGGCACAAGACGCAAAAAAATAGAAGGCCTGGGCGACTCCTCCGCGCATTGGAAGATCGCCGTGATCGCTGTCGAGACAGGGATCAGCCCCAGGGAGCTGCTCGAGCTGGAGCCGCGAATGTTGTGGACGATCGAGAGATACCTGATCAACAGATCGCATCAGCAGCAGCAGGCCTCCGGTCGTAAGCGCAAGTAGAAAACCCCCACCCGATCGGTGGGGGCTTTCTTGTTTCGAGATCAGTCGACGCTGTCAGCGGCCTCGAGAAGATCGAAGACCTCTTCGTCATCGTTGATCTGGGCGATTGCTTCGCGGATTGCCTTCATGTCCTCGTGGATCGTAAAGCGCATTTCATCAGCGCAGGTGATGCAGAGGTTCTCGTAGCGGCCGAGCTTCGGGTTGTTGAGCATCGCGTAGTCTGCGGTGAGACCATCGCGGTGGCAGAAGCGGCAGGTGAACGTGAAGCCTTCCTGCTCGATGACGCTAGCGCTGTAGAAGGTGACTGCGATAGGGGCTGTGGTGTTCATTTTCGTGGTTCCTTTCTGGTTGATGTATATATATAACCATACAACCCAGAAAAAACCTAATAAAAACAAAAAAAAGATAGAAAAAAATATGGGGCAGATCAGAGCCCCGAACGGCCAAAAGGGTACCACTTGACCGCCGGTAGAATAGAAAGCGGGAAAGAGGTACAGGGTGATCAAGTCACGAGTCTCGGTCGAAAACGTGCAACAAGTCACGCGCGAGCTGAAGCAATTCGAGGACGGCGCGATTCGAGCCCTGAGATCAGATCTGAGAATGCAGCTTGGTCCCGTCGCAAACCAGGTGGCCACGGAGATCCCACGACAGTCCCCGCTGCGGAAAACCTCCAAGGGTGGCGGCATGAGCCACAAAGGAAAGACCCGCTGGCGTGGAGTGAACAAACCCCGGATCGAGTTCACCCCAGGGAAACGCAGAGACGGATCCCACAGGCTCGTCAACATTGCCATGACCGGTGGGGCACGCGGCATCGGTTTCGATTACGCGGAGCTTGCCGGTATCCGGAGACGACCCCCGAAAGAATACTCGAAGGAATACACCCGATCGGACGGCCAGGTCAGGCAGCACAGACTGAACGGCCAGGGCGACGGATTGATCAAGGCCCTCGAGGATCAGGTCATGCAAGAGCCCGGACGTTTCGCCTTCACCCGGTTCTTAAAGAGGAAACGCCTCCTCAATCAGCTCACGATCGAGACGATCAACAAACACGCTGAAAAAGTCAACCAGAGAATTAAGGTGCGCTAATGGCCATTAATATCCCGATCCTGACGAAGTTCAACCCGAAGGGTCTAGCAGAGGCAGAGAAAGCGCTGGTCAACTTTGGCAAGCGGGCAGCACAGGTAGCACTTGGGGCGACGGCCGCCGTTGGTGTGATCGGTGCAGCTTCGGTCCGTGAGTTCGCGAACTTCGATGGGGCGCTCACAAAGTCCCTCGCGATCATGGGCGACGTCGAAGACAGCATGCGTAATGAGATGGCGCAGGCCGCGAGGCAGATGGCTCTCGAGACAACGTTCTCCGCAGAGCAAGCCGCCGAGTCGTTCTTCTTCCTGGCATCCGCTGGTTTGGATGCCGAGGCATCGATCAAGGCGATGCCCACAGTGGCGAAGTTCGCTCAGGCCGGCATGTTCGACATGGCCCTGGCCACAGACCTCCTCACAGACGCTCAGAGCGCCCTGGGGCTGACGATTCGCGACGACGCGGTAAAGAACATGGAAAACATGGCTCGCGTCTCAAACGTCCTTGTGAAGGCGAACACGCTGGCAAACGCTTCGGTGGAACAATTCTCGACATCGCTGACGACCAAAGCCGGTGCAGCCCTTCGAGCCGTCGGGAAAGACGTCGAGGAAGGCGTGGCCGTCCTTGCCGCGTTCGCCGATCAGGGTATCAAGGGAGAGCTTGCCGGTACACAGCTCTCGATCGTGCTCCGAGACCTGACCACGAAGGCGATCAAAAACGAGGGTGCCTTCCGTCGCATGGGCATCGAGGTATTCGACAGCGCCGGGGAGATGGCAAACCTTGGCGACATCATCGGGGACCTGGAGACAGCCCTGGGCGGCATGTCGGATGAGACACAAAAGGCCACCCTTCTCCAGCTGGGCTTCTCAGATAAGTCCCTCGGATCGCTGCAGGCCCTCATGGGAACATCGGAGGCCATCAAGACCTACGAGGCAGAGCTTCGAAACGCAGCCGGCACGACCGATGAGGTAGCTAACAAACAGCTCGAAACATTCAACGCGCAGATGCAGCTGCTGAAATCGCGGTTCGAGGAAGCGGGGATCACGATCGGTGCGGCTTTGGCCCCGGCGATCATGGACCTGGTGGAGCAATTGACGCCGCTCATTGATCAGGCCACACCGGTGCTGCTGGAGTTGTTCCAAAGCCTGCTGCCGGTGATTGCCGAGATCGCGGGAACTTTGCCAGCGTTCCTTGAGGCTTTGATCCCGATCATCCCAGCGATGGGTGATCTGGCGCTGCTCGTTTTGACTTTGGTGGACACGTTGCTGCCACCATTCACGGAGCTGATGACAAACCTGCAACCGGTGATCACAGGGCTGACTGGCTTCTTGGCCGAGAACGGTGAAGTGATGGGGGCGCTGATCACGGCGTTTGCTTTGTTCACGATCGGTGTGAGGATCGCAACCGGAGCCCTCGCCTTGTTTACAGGTAGCGCAGCGACGGCCACGGGAGCCTCCTCCGGATTCTTCGGGGTTCTGGCACGCCACCCGTTCGTCGCAGTGGTGACAGGTATCCTCGCTGGGGCCACGGCCCTGTTCGCATTCCGAGAAAGAATTATCGAGTCAGGCGAAGCAGGGAAAACCTTCATGGAGATCTGGTCCAGGGTTGCCTTCGGTGTGCAATGGTTCACGAAGACGATGGTGAACGGAGCGCTCGAAGCAATCGAACTCCTTCACACTGGAATACGAATGATGGTGGAGGCCGTCACAAACGACGTGAGAAAACTGGGCGGGCTTCCCCCGATCAGCCTGCCGGCGTTGAAGCTGCCGAAACTTGACGTCACCCCGCTGGAGGATTATCGACGGGAGGCCGGTCTGCTGAAGGGCGCATTCGACGATCTGCAATTCCCAGCGGTGGACACGACAGGCGTCTCGGATCAGCTCGAGAGAACAAACCGTGATCTCCTGCAGAGGATGGCGGCGGCCCAAGCGGTCAGATACATCAACACGCCTGGTTTAGGCGCTGGCATGACAGGATTCCAACAAGGGATCGGTGGGCAGTCAGGCTTCTACGATTACAACGGAATGCCGATGTTCAGATCCGCCGGACCAACTCAACAAAACACGTACAACATTAACGTGAACGCCGGACTTGGAGTGAACGGGCAGCGCGTCGGAGACGACGTCCTCTCGATCATCGCGAGGTACGAGGAAGAGGCCGGCCCGATCTTCCAGCGCGTCAGATACACCGGAGGATAAATGGCTACCGTCGTAGAGCTGAGCGCGGTCGAAGGTTTCATCCTT